GCCGAGGAAACAAAAGCACAACAGCAACAGTACCCAGCCCGAGTTCACTACAGCCGATAGGAACATAAATGACAACACGCAAATACTCATCCCGTTCACAACAGACTACATTAACATCAGCCATTACTGCTGGTGCTGTTACTATGGTTGTTGGTTCTGGTACATCACTACTAGGTGGTGCAACAGTAACTGGAACCGAAAGATTTACAGTAGTAATTGACCCAGATACAGCCCTTGAAGAAATTGTAGATGTCAGTGCGGTATCAACTAATACCTTAACCATAGTCCGTGGTGTTGAGGTAAGTGGTACAGGTCAGGCTCACTCTGCTGGTGCAGTAGTTAGGCATATGGCTATTGGCCGTGACTACCGTGAAGCCAACCTACACATTGAAGCAACGGCTGCTTACAATGATGGAACTGCTACCCATGCTATGCATGGTATTGCATCTGGTGAAGGTGATGTAGTAGGTACAGATAAGACTCAGACACTTACTGCTAAGACTTTAACATCTCCTGTTATTACTAACCCAACAATTACTGCTGGTGCTGGCGCAGAGTTTACCTCTATTACATTCGAAGGTGCTACTGCAGATGCTTTTGAAACTACCCTTACAGTAACAGACCCTACTCAAGATAATACAATTACTTTACCTAATACAACTGGTACTGTTGTAATTGCAGATGCTTCTCAAACTTTAACTAACAAAACTTTAACTAGTCCTACTATCTCAGGTAGCCCAACCATTACTGGTCTATCTAGTGCAGGTATGTCAGCAACATCTGCTACACCAAAGGATTATGTAGATAGCATTTTAGGTTCAGCAACAGCAGCATCTACTTCGGCTACCTCAGCCGCAGCCAGTGCTACGGCAGCAGCAACCTCTGCTACTAGTGCAGCAGCCAGCGCAACCGCTGCAGCAACTAGTGCAACCTCGGCTGCAGCAAGTGCCACAGCAGCCTCTACAAGTGCTTCTAGTGCTTCTACAAGCCAGACTGCTGCAGCAACCTCAGCAACATCTGCTGCTGCCTCTGCTACTGCTGCTGCAACTAGTGCTACAAGTGCAGAAACAAGTGCTACAAGTTCTGCTACTAGTGCTTCTGCTTCTGCTACATCTGCTGGCGCAGCAGCCACATCTGCAACATCTTCAGCAACTTCGGCTAGCGCAGCGGCTACTAGCGCAACATCCGCAGCAACCTCAGCAACAGCAGCAGCAACTTCAGCCACATCCGCAGCAGCAAGTGCTACGTCTGCAGCAGCAAGTTATGATTCTTTTGATGATAGATATTTAGGTTCTAAAACAACAGCCCCTACATTAGACAATGATGGTAATTCATTAATCACGGGTGCTTTATATTTTAATTCTGTAACATCAATTATGGCAGTATGGTCTGGTTCTGCCTGGGTAGATATTAACGTAGTAGGTGCTTATTCAGCCCCAACACTTGGTTCAACCATAATACCATCTGGTACTACAGTAACAACACTTGCGGGATTAAGTTTAACAGCACCAACACTAACTGGAACAGTAACTGCTAGCGGAGACATTAATCTATCTGCAGTAGGTGGCCCAGGAAGTTTAATAGATGAACTAACATTGCTTCTTATGGAAGCACTCTAACAAGGAAAGGTAGTAACTAATGGCTACAACAACCAAGGCTATTGCTCGTACAGCAGCAGCCACATCAAGTACAACCCTATACACGGTGCCAACTACAACAACTATAACTGTTGTATCAAACATTGTGTTGGCTAATGCAGCAACATCTGCCTCAACAGCAACCATTGCTTTTGATGGCGTAACGATTGTTCCTGCTGTATCTATCCCTGCTAACTCTGTAGTTGGCTTTGATATGAAACAGGTTATTCCTGCCAACGCAACACCTAAGGTAATTACTGGCTTTGCATCTACAACTGCTGTGTCTATTCACATCAGTGGAGTGGAGATTTCATAATGGCATTTAATCAATTTCCTTCCAAAGGCGGAATCCCATCAGGTAACACTGCTGCCCGCCCATCAGGTCCAGTAATTGGTGATACTTATTACAATGGTGAATTAGGACTTCTTGAAATTTATGATGGAACTAACTGGGTTCCATCCTCTGCACCTGCTGGTACTCCAACTATGGTTGTTACAGATGTTGGAACCAGTCGTGCATATACAAGTGGTGCTATTGCCTTTACTTTCACTGCTGGTACAAATGGTGGCTCACCATACGGTTATACTGGAACAGCAACAAGTGGCGCATCAATAACATATACAACGGGAACAACAACATCTACAACACCAACACTTTCCGTTGGTACCAATGGTTCATACAGTGTAAGCGGAAATGCATATAATGGTTTTGGTACAAGTCCAAGCACAACTACTCAAACCGTTACTGTTACAACCGTTCCAGAAGCACCAACTATTGGAACAGCATCAACATCTAGTGTTACAAGTGATGTAACTGTAACTTGGACACTTGGAAATAGTGGTGGTAAAGTTCTTTCTGCTATTACAATTACTCCATACCTAAATGGAACAACTGCACAAACTGCACAAACTGCAGCAACAACAAGTTCTACTACTCACACATTTACTGGTTTAACTGCTGGTTCTGCTTATACTTTTAAAGTTAAATCAACAAACGCAAATGGAGTAGGTTTAGAAAGTTCAGCAACCAACTCTGTTACTGTTCCTAGTTTTATTACAATAGATTATCTTGTAATTGCGGGCGGTGGCGGTGGCGGGCGTTCCGAAGCAGCGCAAGGCGGCGGTGGTGGTGGGGCAGGAGGATTTCGCTCAACCGTTACTGCAACTGGTGGTGGTGGTAGTTTAGAATCTGCATTATATCTACTTGCTAGCACTAATTACACAGTAACTGTTGGTGGCGGTGGTAATGGTGGGGCAGATGGAGCAAATAACCCTGGTTCTGACGGAAGTAATTCTGTTTTCCACACCATAACTTCTACTGGAGGTGGCGGTGGTGCGAGAGTAGATACCTCTGGCAGAGACGGTGGTTCTGGTGGTGGTGCGGGTTCAGGTGGTACTGCTGGTTCTGGTGGTACTAGAACTGCAAGCCCAGTGCAAGGTTTTAACGGAGGTGCTAATAACGCTACCAACCCTTATGGTGCAGGTGGTGGCGGTGGAGCGGGTGCCGTGGGTGGTGCTGGTGGCTCAGGAAATGTTCGCACTGGTGGTGCTGGACAAACAACTTCAATTACTGGCTCGTCTGTTACATACGCAGGTGGTGGCGGTGGTGGTCCACACGCAACCACAACAGGTTCAGCAGCAGGTGGCTCAGGCGGTGGCGGTGCATCTGCAGCAATGAACGCTGGCAGTGGAACTGCTGGCTCAACAAATACAGGTTCTGGTGGTGGCGGAAACGGTGGCTCTGGAACAGGTGGTAATGGTGGTTCAGGAATAGTAATTCTTCGTTATTCAGATACAAAAACAATTACTATTGGCTCTGGATTAACTGGTACTGAAAGTTCTGCAAGTGGTGGATACAAGAGAGCCACAATAACTGCTGGCTCTGGAAATGTGAGTTGGGCATAATGGCACATTACGCTTTTTTAGATAAAGATAATGTAGTAACAGAAGTTATTACAGGTATTGATGAAACAGAAACCATTGAAGGGTTAGATACTGAAACTTGGTATGGAAACCTTAGAGGTCAAGTTTGTAAAAGAACTTCCTATAATGGAAACATCCGTGCAAACTATGCTGGTATTGGGTATAAATATGATTCAGATTTTGATGTGTTTATTCCACCGCAACCATATCCTTCATGGAAATTAAACTACACAACTTTTACTTGGGAAGCACCAGTTGCTAAACCAGATGAGGTTGAAGAATTTAGATGGAAGTGGTCTGAATATAACAAAGAGTGGATTAAAGTAGCAATACCTACAGAGTAATCTGTATCCCTGAGCATGGATTAAAACTGCTCATCTAATCAAATATAAGGGGACTATAATGATAAGACCAAAAGAAACAGTAACAATTGCTTGGTGTGATAATGGTATGGTAGATGGTAAGTTTGCCGAAGGTTTAGCCTACGTAATACTTACAGCACCACAAGCAGGCATGCACATTAACAATGCTATGCGAGTACAAGGTAACCAAATTGGCAGACAAAGACAGATAGCCTTTGATAAATGGGCTGATGATGTTAAGACAGACTGGATACTATGGGTAGATTCAGACATCTATCTAACTACAGATGTACTTAAGAAGGTATGGGACGCAGCAGATAAAGAGTTACGCCCAATAGTAAGTGGTGTTTACTTTATCTCAAAGGAAAATGAGTCCTCAGTTATGAGACCATTCCCTTGTATCTTTAAGAATATATCTGAGTATGAAATTCAGTACATACATCCACTACCTAAAGATAAACTAATAGAGGTTGACTCTGCTGGTATGGGGTTTGTGCTAATGCATAAATCTATCGTGCCAAAACTGCGTGCTAAGTATCCTAACCAGTCTATGTTTGCAGAACAAGAAGGTCTAGGCGAGAAGTTTATTGGAGAAGATATTGTTTTCTTCCGCAAGGTAAGGGCTGCTGGCATACCAGTACACGCCCATACTGGTGCGTTAGTAAAGCATATGAAACGATTTAGTTTAGATATAGATTACTACGCACTGTATTGGAATATGGTTGCGATGCAAGAACAAGCAGCAAAATTAAAAGAAGAAGCAGAAAAACTAAAACCTAAGGAGTAACGTGGCTGGTCGTGATATAACCGAAGGTCGTGGTTCACCTGTTGCTGATATTGGTAGAGCAATTGCAGTTGATATTGGTATCCTATCTTCATCTTCAACATGGCAAAACTCAGGCGAGTCATATGATGTAGCACTAGGTGGGCAACCATTTTTTTATGCTATTGGTGATGAACGACCTTACATTAGACAGACTGCTCCGTATCGTAAAGAACAATTTGATAATAACCAAGAGCCAGGTGAGCAATCACTTACAGGTTGGTGGCTAAGAAGCCAATCATCCTTTCATAATGGTACTGGTATTAAGTTTTATGACCCATCTGCTGGCGAGATAGTTGCACATAGGTTTACAGATAGTAACAATGTAGATGTTTGGACTAAAGGTGAGGTTACCTTACTTAAAGAAACAGCCAACCTTAGCGGTGTAACTAGCGGTGTATATAAATCTTTATCTATTGTAGATGGTTCTACAGATAAACTGCTTGGCTGGATTCCAGCAAGTACGACTATTAAAAATTATACTAGTGCTGGTACTGCGGTTGAGTATACAAATGCAGTTACTGCTGGATTAGATACTGCAATACTTGATATTGCAACTGATGGTTCTCATCTTTTTATAGCAGACAATGACCATATCTATACTGGTCTTATTACTACACCAACTACGGGCTATACAACATATTATAATACTGGTAGTGAAAAGGTAGTTCTTAACTGGGTTAAGCAACGTTTAGTTGGTGGTATTGGTGCATCTATTTATGAATTAACTGCATCTAAAAGTTCTTCTCATACCTTACCTACTGCTGTATACACTCATCCCAATGCTGACTGGACTTGGACATCTATATCAGAGGGTGGCTCTGCTATTTATGCTGCTGGCTACTCTGGTACTAGTGGTGCTATTTATAAATTTACTTTATCTACTGCTGGTGTTATGCCAACTCTTACTTCAGGTATAGTTGCAGCACAACTACCTAGCGGTGAGTATCCCCATAAAATTGAATCTTATTTAGGATATCTATTAATTGGTACTAACAAAGGTGTCCGTGTTGCTACGATATCAGATACTAATGGAGACCTATCTTATGGTCCATTAATTATTGAAGCAGCCAATACTGGGTTAGATTTTGCATTTAGAGATAGATTTGCGTGGGTAACTGGTTCTGTTAATGGTTATGCTGGGCTATATAGAATTGATTTAGGTAACGAACTTGAGACATTACGATTTGCTTACGCCAAAGATACCTACCTAGATGGGGCTACTGGCTACGCTACTACTGTAAATTTTGTAGGTAACTCAAATCAGATAGCATTTACTACATCAGATAGCAATGGTATTGCTATCCAATCAACCTCAGTCTTAGCCACAACTGGTTATATAACTACAGGTTATATTAGATACGGCACCTTAGAACCTAAGAACTTTAAGCGTCTTCTTGCTCGTGGTGACTTTACTAAAGGTTCATTAACACTAGCGACTATAGATAAGAATGATGTTCCATACGACCACATTACTTATGAATCAGGTGTAACTGCAGTTGAGGTAACCACATCCCAGCCACAAAGTGCACAAGAATATGTAGCATATAAATTTACATTTAATCGTGACTCAAGTACTACATCAACTGGTCCTATATTTAAGGGTTATCAGGCCAAGGCTACTATTGCTACGCCTAGACAAAGAAACTTAAAGTTTCCTGTTTATTGCTTTGATATAGAGACAGATAGATACAATGTAATATCTGGCTATGAAGGTTCAGCCTTACAAAGATTACAAATATTAGAAAACATAGAAGAAGGTGGCGATGTTGTTACCTGGCAAGACCTAACTACTGGCGAAACTCGTCAAGTAATTATTGAGCAAATCTCATTTACTCGCATGACTCCACCAGACAGAAGGTTTGATGGATTCGGAGGCGTAATTGAGATTACGATTAGGACCGTATAATGAGTAGCACAGATTGGGCTGGCTTAGCGGTAGCAGTCGCAACTATTGTAGCCAGTTTTGCTGGTTCAATTAGATGGTTAGTAAAACATTATCTGTCAGAACTTAAACCTGATGGCAACGGGGGACATAACCTAGAGGGACGCATTACCCGATTGGAAACCCGTATTGACCAAATTTATTTACTCATTAGTAATAGGGATTAGCCTACTCTTTATACCAACTCCTGCTAGTGCCGAAGATGTAATCATTAATCTTGATGCTACAACTCCTTATGTAGATGTAATAGTTCAAGTAGATACAACAACAGCCTATACAATTACTACCACTACTGGACCACGATTTGAAATAGTTGATTCACAAACAGTAGAGCGTGTGGCTTGGGTAGATTCTTGGCTATGGTTATATCGTGGCGTTGCTGATAGCACTACTGCTAACCCCATAAGGGGTGATGATGATAGCAACCATAACTCTGAGAATAATTATTTTGCATCTGCACTTAGTGGTGTATTAAATGCTGACACCTATACAATCCGTGCTACATCTTATGACTATGTAGTTGGTGGTCAAAGACCAATAGGAACTTATACTTTAAGTAGTAACTTGATACCACCTAGAGATACCTCTACTGTTGTGGTTGATACAGGTACAGTAGTAGTTGATACAGGTACAGTAGTGGTTGATACAAATACTGTAGTAGTTGATACTAACACTTCAACAGTTGATGGAACTACAGCAACGGTAGATACCAGTACTCCAGTAGCACCAACCCCTGCTCCTGAGCCTCCTGTTGTAGCACCTGAACCCCCTGCAATTGTTATTCCTCCCCCTGCTGTAGAGCCTGAGCCTCCAGCAGAAGTAGAAGAACCACCTATTGAGGCAGAAGAGCCTCCTATAGAGGCTGAGGAACCCCCTGAGGAAGTGGAAGAACCACCTATCCCAGTCGAGGAACCACCTGTAGAGGCTGAAGAGCCACCTATGGAAGAACAAGAGCCACCTATTGAAGAAGAAGCACCACCTGTAGAAGAAGTTGTACAGGCAAGTGAAGTTGAATTAGAAACCCTTGCACCTGAAACACCAGTTCAATTAGACAATGGTGTAGTGCTTGAGGCTGGCACAGTAGTAGCCCTACAGTTATTAGAGAATCCAGCAGAGTTAATCTCAGCAATCTTTGATAATCCAGCAGAGGTACTTACTGCTCTATCAAACATTGGTGCTGATATGTCTGAAGAAGAAAGAACAGAATCAGAGAATACAATCATTGCTTCCGTTATTGCTACTCAGGCTGCTGTTAATGCAGTAGCCGTAACTTCCGCTGCTAGAACAGCCACACCTACACCTATAAGTGGAGGTACTAGCCTGCCATCAAATGACAACATTAAGTTATACAAAAGGAGAAAACCTTGAAAGTACTAAGAGATATGGTCCAACAACTATGGACCTTGCTAGGTATGTTTATTGCTTGGGTTGTATTGACTGGCTCTGCTAAGACTGTAGTTGGTTATGCAATTATATTAACCTTAATAGTCTGGGCTATTACTTATCCATTGCGTAACTCTAACGATGAGTAACGATATTGATTGGGAACACCAGAATAAATTAAGACAACAATGGCTGATGGATAATCCAGAGGCTGAATACCAGGGATGGATGTCAATATGAATGCAAAGAAAGCAACACCTGCTGCAATAGCAGTACTACGTCAAGCAACAGCAATTAAACCAACAAGAAATAAACTATCGGATGGTTTACTACCATCTGCTGCTCATCTTAAAGCAAGCCCAACCTCTGACCATAACACAGGATATGCAGTTGATTTAACCCATGACCCTAAGAATGGCATTGATTGTGTTGAGATATTTGAGAAGTTAAAAGAAGATGCAAGAGTTAAGTATCTAATATTTCAAGGAAAGATTTGGTCTAAAGAAAAGGCTAAAGAAGGCAACCGTAAATACACTGGCAGTAATCAACATAATAAACATTTACATATTTCTATTAATGATGGGTCAGCAAATGACACATCACCTTGGTTTTGGTGGATGAATCAACCTAATCCATTAGCAACATTGGTTGCATCTATTACACCAATACCAGCAAAGAAACCTTATCCAATAGTAAAACCTCTAGTTTGTACCTGTTGTAAGGTGCATAGTAATACCAAATAAAGGAGCAATAAATGAACGAACAGTTCAAGCAAGTAGTAATAAGTTGGTTCCGAGCAGCAGCAGCAGCGGTAGTTGCACTGTATGTAACTGGAATTACAGACCCTAAGCAACTAGGTGCAGCCGCACTAGCAGGACTTGCAGGCCCAGTTCTTAAATGGTTAGACCCATCAGCCACACAGTTTGGCCGTGGTAGCGAGTAGTTATAAATAAAAGAATCCCCCGCCCAGTATTACTACTGGAGCGGGGGTCTTTTTTGTTTTCTAAGCAGTTCCCCTCTACTTAGCCAACTCTTGTATTACTTGCAGGATTTTATCTGGTCGTATCAGATAACCCTTTGACGGATTGGGTGGTATGTTACATGTAATTGGGTGTCCATACAAAGTTAAGGCATGCTTAAGATGTTCTATAGGTACTATTAATACAGTTCCTTCTAATACAAACGCCCAGTATGCAGCCTTAGTTGCAGAGATACCAGATGGATACCACTCTTCATTGTTATGTGACCAACATACTGTTTCTATATATAGGTTGCCTGTGTTTTTCCATTTAAGGTCTGTCTTAACCTCAATAGTTTTACCATTGGTAAGTAGTTGATTGACTAAGGATTCCCCTTCGTGCCCAACTGATAAGTCTAAATCAAAGTCAGATAGTTTACTCATAGTTACTATTAAATACAGATATAGGAACAACTGTTTTACCAACTATCCCATGCTTACTTCTGTATTTATTCCTTTCTTCCATGGTAGTTCCTCCCCATATTCCTTGCACTAGATTGTCTATTGCATAGGTATGGCATTGGACTCGTACAGGACAAGTGTTGCACATCTTCTTAATATAATCAAGGTGTGGATAATTACCTCTTTCTTCAGTAAAGAATATCTCTACATCAATACCAGTGCATGCTGGTATATCTTTCCATGTTGGGTAATCAATCAAGATTAATCACCTCTTGATAACCACACCTAGTACACTTAAGATGCCATAAAGATTTACTTGGGTCTATTACTTTCCACATATAATTAAAACAAAATAAATGACGTAGTCTTTTAATCTTATCCTCCTGTTGAGTAGAAGCCACTTCCTTTAAAATGTACTGGTGTAGAGGACCATATACGAGTCATAAGATTTCCGCAAGAGCCACAGAATGGTGCAGCAGAATCATTTGTTTCTTCTACTTTAGTACATATCTTGCACTCAAAATCATAGTAGGGCATTACATACAATCCATTCCTATATCATCTATTGGTGTGGGTAGAGTTACCAATGAGCCACAGTCTACACACTCACCATCTAAAAAGTAAAATGCTATCTCGCCAGATTCAAAGGCTACTATTGCTGTAAATAATTGTGAACCACATACACATATATCTCCAATAGGATTACCACGTAGGTCCATAGCATTGCTGTAATCTTTTTTAAATAAATCTTTTATTTCTTTAGGCTCTTGTGTCATCTTCTTCTTCTTCATCTTTAGCCTCTAAGTTATCTGTATCGTTGTAAGTACGCCATCCACCCAGTACTCTAATCAAAGAGTTAATTGCACGGCTAACTCTCATACGTGCACCATCAGCAGATGTGTTTAATTCTTTGGCTAAGTCATTCCACTCATACTTGTCCGTTGTAAATCTTAGTCTTAAAATATTTTGTTTAGCCTCTGCTAACTTGTTGAATGCTTTTTCAATATCTGACCTAAGAACTAGCCAATTGTTTCCGTCTGTTACTTCTCCTGATTTGCCGAACTTAAAGTTAAGGTCTTGTATCTTGCTTGGTATCTCATAACTATCTGCCAAAATAGATGGAAGAAATGCTTCAATAACTGATGGGTCGTAGTAGTACAGGTCAACCATATCGTAACCAAACTTACGGGCTTTTTCTTGCTCACAATATTTAAGAGCAGCATTACGCAATGACTTTGCAATTAGTTTTTCTTTATCTTTGGGTGGTAACTTAGACCACTCTGTATATTTATTTGGATGGGTAACAAACCACATCCATAAAATCTGTTTTATATCTGAAGGTTCAACTATAGAATATTTTCTGGAATATTCCATGCCAAGCGTAGACACAAGCAAATCATACTCTTGTACCCACTCTTGATTCATTCGTTAGTTAATGCCTTCCCACTGTCCTCTTTGCACCAATAGTCCTATTATTGCATAGTTAGCCAGGTCTATAAGGGTATCTTCTATTGATTCAAAATTGGGCGTGGCGTCCTTACCAGCCATGTTATTTAGCCTAGCCAGTTTGTCATACATCCTAACCCTCAGCCCATTCATAGCACCGCCAGGGGCAAGGGCTATATTTAAAGGTCCGTAATCTTCTTGCTTCTTCATCATAATACTACGCAGTTCGTTGAGTATTACATCAACATCATTTGGATTCTTCATCTAACATCTCCTTTATACTGCTATCAAATTGTTCCATTGCTGATACTACTTGTATCTCATCCGTGAATTGTTTACCTTCACCTATGCTGCTGGCATATATAACTGTACCTAGTAGTGTAAGCATACGCATAGCACTCTCTGGTTCTTTTTCTATTGTTGTATAGATATCTTTAAGTGCATTAAGAATGTCTAGTCCTTGACCATTTGATATTGCTATGCCAACTAACTTTCTATTGTCTCCAACAAACTCCCAAAAATCTTCGTCAGTTGCCCAAGCATTTTCGAATTCGCTCATCTATCCACTCCTTTCCTTCTTGCACAATGATACTATTAACATCGTGTCCTTCTGGCATTTGTAATAGATTAACATTATGTAGTTCTCTACTTAGTCTTTTACCAAACTCTAAGCCTGCGTTGTCACCATCTGCTAATACGATTACTGTTTCAAAATCATCTAGTATCTTTGCATAGTATGGCCTCCAGTTATTAACTCCAGGTATACCAACTGATGGATGACCTGTTTTAACTGATAGCACTACTGTATCTAACTCACCTTCAGTTACACATACATAACTACCTGCTGTTAATACTATCTGTGCATTAAACATTGTAGTCTTAGCCCCAGGTACACCCATATACTTAGGGTCTTCGTGATTGTTCATGCTTCTAAACCTAATATCAACCACACCTGATGGTGTTATATAAGGGATTGCTAATCTATTTTTATATACCTCGTGGCCTGGCAATGGGTTTGCTACTACACCTAGGCTAAAACTTCTGCCCTCTTCTACCGATAGATGCCGAGTTGAAAGATACTCTGTTGCTAGATGCAGGTCCTTTGCGTACTGGTCTGTTGCCTGCAAGAGATATGCTCTCTGCGAATTTGATAGCCTCAATATAATTACCTCCTTCTTTATACATTATTAAATCATATACATCACCTTGTGCTTCACAACCAAAACATTTAAATCTATTTTCTTCATAGTTTACGGCTGATGATGCGTGTTTATCTCCGTGGAATGGGCACTTCATCTTGCGCCAACCATGCCCGACTGCTGGCAGGGTGGCGCCTACGTGTGCTAAGTAGGCAGATACATCATGTTTGTCCATTAATCTTCCTAATTAATTCTATCCATATTTTTGCTGGCATCGTTGCATACCATTCTCCTACATCTCCTTTACCTGTTCGTTTGTGTATGACTACACCTGTCCATGCTTTATCATTTTGAATTTCTACTTCTAGTTCTTTTACCCATGCAGATAGGTCTAACTTTCTGTGGTTTTTTACCTCTATAACTACACCATTAACTCCTGCTATGTCTCCTTTATCTAAGTGTGCACCTGCAATCCTACGCTCTACATATGGGTACCATTTCTTTAACCAATTAACTACATCTCTTTCTGCGCTGGAACCCTTTGCTTTGCGTGGATTGCTCATTCAAACTCCTGTTGCTGTGGCATATAACGAATCATAACATCATCTAGATACATAGATTCTGGGTTGAATGCAAGAGTAACATAGTTGTTACCTGTTTGGTCAGCCTTGCCATAGCGATTCTTAACTGCGGCAACGCATAGGTAATTCATATCTGCTTGTTTCATTTGACCAATAGTTAATACCATTGCTGGTATCTGATTGACTAGCCCTTGAATTGACGACCTTGGCTGACACGGACTGCCTTCATATCCTTCTTTGGTATGGTGCAATACAAGTAGTGCTGCGTTTGTATCTCTGGCTAGATACTTAAGTTCTTTCATGGCTGCACGCATACCACCGAACTCATCGTGTCCATCCATTGCTATGTCCATAAGATTATCTACAA